CTGTAGATTATCGTGCCGTCATCCCTTATCGTCCATATCTTCTCGTTATGGTTTCCAACATAGGCGTTTATGGATTTCATGTTGCCCGTTCGGTTATCGAGGTATCTGACGGTCACGAAGTATGGTGCTATCGCTGCCTTGAATATCTTCATCTCCTCCGCGTCCAGCGGACGAAAACTGACGAGCACCTTGTCCTTCCTTGTGAGTATGTCGCCTACCATCGTCCCTGTTACGTCCCTCGCCTCGTCAACTATGGTTTCGTCTTCTTGACCGAGTCCCTGATAGGCGACATAATCACTAAGGTCTACATTGTTTACAATTAGGTACGGCATCAGATTCCTCCCATAACGAGCCCGTTAGAGCCCTGTGTACGGCTGAGATAATTGAGGCTGTCTCTGACGACCTCTCCGAACTCACGCTCACCGACCTTGATGGTCGAATTGCCTGCGACCTGGATGAGCTGAGCGAGAAGCGCTGCCGTTGTGGCTGATGTCTCGCGGATTGTGTCGGAGATGCCCGTGATCTCGTTGTTTGATGCGACAGCAGTACGTCCGTTGACTGTACCGACAAGCTCCGGGCCTGCTTCGTTTGCGATGAAGAGATCGCCAAGGGTCGGATAGCCACCGCTCGCATACATATATATGCTTCCGAGGATACCGCTTGCAGCGCCCGATGCTACGCCTATCTTGTAATCCCTCATGCTCATGGTCACTTCGACGTTCTTATGCCCGGGTATCTTATCGATGAGGCTCTTTACCCAGTCGAACGCGCCCTGTAGCTTTGGAACAACGTGCTCCTTCCACCATCCTGAGATAGACGACCATACGCTCGTGATCTTGTTTGTCAGCCAGCTTCCGACATCGAACGTCGCGGCCGTCAGTCCGAGAGCCCCGACAATAAGCGTTAAGCCGGCAGCGAAGGTAGTCGGGTTGAACAGCATTATGAATCCGATAGCGCCCATAGCTATAGCCATCGCTGTTGTGATTCGTTTCAGCGCTCTTTCTGTTTCGCTTGGTATCTTGTCCCAGTTTGCCTCGAGCGTTCGTCCTGTCATAAAACCGGCAGCTATCAGTCCAAGTCCGAGAGCGGGATGTCCTGACATAAGCAACACTACGCCTAATGTTGAAAGGAGTGCTGTAAGTCCTACCGCCACACTAGCAAGCGTTTCTCTCGTATGCGCCGGGATAGTCTCCCAGTTGAGCTTGTCGAGCTGCCCGTTCAGCTTATACCCGGCATACATGAGTCCAAGTCCTATGCCGGGGTGACCGCTGAGGAAAAGAGCGACTCCGAGTCCGAACGAACCTATCGACACAGCAGCAGTTATTGCTGCGAGGTTATCCTTGACCCTCCTGTCGATATCCGCATTTTCGAACATTGAACCATAGTCCAGCGCTGAGCCGGCGCCGCCTCCTGAACCCGTGTCTGATGTCGGGTGGATGACATGGAGTTCGTCCCAGCCCATAACGTAATCCTTCAGCGCCTTCGCTGCCTTGCCGGTTGCTCCGGCAGCAGCCTCACCGAATTCTACCGCTGTGCGTTTCGCTCTCGTGAAGAATGTCGAACCGCTGAGAGCGGCGAAGAACTGATTGATCCAGTTGGTAGCCGTTATTATCCAGGACGTGAGCTGTTCAAACAGAGGAATAAGTGCTTGAATAACAGGCATGACCATTGCACCAAGGGAGTTCTTGAGATACATAAAGCCAGAAGCGTATTGATCCATCGTGCTCTTCGCCATCGCCTGGTCGGTATTACCTACGGCAATGGAGAACTGATACAGGTTGTCTATGCCTTCCTTGATGCCCTTCGTCAGTATGTTGAGGGCTGTACGGATAGCCATTCGCCTTGTAATACTGGATATGGCACGCCCAAGATTCTGGAAACCACGGATTGACTTGTCTATACCTTTTTGAGCACCTTGTGCAGTATTTGCAAGCTTGTCCATATTCTGGCGCAGCTCAGCTATTTTTGCGCTGACCCGTTCCCAGTTATTGGCAGCAATATCTAAAAAAACACTGTCACCCATTGGCCTCTCCTTTCCGCATCCAGGCCAGGCGCATTGCCTCAAACGTCTGAATTGCTTTTTGTCTCGCCTTCTCCTTATCCTTTTGGGGATGAAGATTCAGCGGTTGTTTTATATAATCTGTTTTCTTTCCGAGAGCTGACCCTACTACCGACTGGACGGCGCTCTGGATATACAGTCCCTGAAGCCACATCTGCTGATTAAGGATGTCTTTCTTCAGTTCATGTGCCTTTTCGAAGGTCTTTACCATCCATGGGTCGCCATACCAGAACTGCTCGTAGGTCATCCCTATGGCCATGTAGTAGGCGCATATCTCATCGTCTGACGGAGGAACTAGAGCTCCACCGTCAGATTCGAGTTTTTTCTTTCTGCGTCGGGATCATCATTAACAAGCGCGTTCCTCGGCTCGGCATACAGCTCAAGCAGACGAACCACGAAGTCCTGACTTACGGGAGCAAGCTCGTCAAGAAGCGCGTTTGTTTTGTTCCTCGCGACTTCCTTGTGATGCATCCTGAAAGCTCCGTAGAACAGTATCGGAAGCATCCCTTCGAGATTGTCCGTCATGTCAGACGCTCTGAATCCCTGATTGTTCGTGAAGAGCACGCTCTCACGATTGAACTGGAGCGTGTATTCCACGCCCTTCTCTGCATCTCTTATCACTATCGGTTTAACTCTCTCCATCTCATTCCTCCGTTAAATCAAGTCGATGCCGCCGCCCATACGGGTGCGCTGTTCGGCGTCAGATATGCTGTCGTTTCGAGCACGCTGTCTACTTCCGCTCCGCCAAAGCCAAGCTCGGACGGCACTGCCCTGAAATAGAAGCTGCTCATTGTCGGGATCGCAAACTCTATCCACATTCCTTTACCGTCAGTAAGTGCGTTGTATGCGGTCATCATGGCGTCCCATGCGGTGACGAAGTCTGCATAGTAGTTGCATGTGAGTCCGACCGCTCCGCCGGGGTCTTTCAGTCCGGGGATATATCTGTGCTGTATTGTCTCCTCAAGAGGAGTAACGTCCAGCTGTGCGGGCTCAGGGTTCATGTCGGGTATAGACTTAACGCCCGGGATCGCCGTATATCCGGTGGTGGGACGAGTACCTGCCGTCGATTCCATAGCATACTTGACAACGATACCGGCCGCTGACAGTTCGATTGCCATTTACTTTTCCTCCTTCTTTTCTTTCTTCGGAAGTTCTGCCCTGCATTTCGGGCATATAGTTTCATTGGTGATAACCTCACCACAGTAGGGACATTTCATTTTTATCTCCTGTACATCTGAAGGTCTGTGCCTACGATGGCTTCATATGTTGCTGTGTATCTGTGGACGGTGTGGTCGATGTTCGGCGTCGGTCTGAGCTGAGTGCGGGTAAATTTCATGTCCTGCATGGTGTCGTCCACGAGCGACATCAGATATCTTGCTTCCGTGTCGGACTCGGTGGAATACACGTTTATCGCATATCCAAGCTTAGCATGATGCTCACGAAGAGAGTCATCCTGAGACTCGGTGTAGGTGGTGTTCGCTATCTCCTGTACGGTGATATACGGAAACGACTCCGGGGTCATCTGTTCCACATTGGATACGTCAGCCAGATTACCCACCGCATCATATATTGTGCTGAAAACGATTGGCATGATGTCTATCATTTACCGAACACCTCTCTGATCTTCTCTCTTACAACAAACTGCGACTGCATATGGGCATACATGAACGCGAATGCCGGCATTGAACCATTGGTCATCTGTCTGTTCCAGAACCAATATTCTTTTACACCAGGAATGAACTGGTGACTTCCAATGGTCGTGGAATATGTTCCAGGACCCACAGGGACAGTCGTTCTGTAGAATCCCGGAGCGGACGAAGCAGCAAACACGCCTGTTCCAAACTCAAGGAAATATATGTCGCGCCCGCTTGCTATTATTCGATATCCGCCTCTTTTGGGCAGGGCTTCTGTTCTGACTGTCGTTTCAATGTCTCCGATGTACCCGGTATTCCATGTGGTATACTGGTCAGCAATGAAGGTGGCAAGTTCTTCAGCCGTTAGCCTGGCAACCTTGAGACATTTCATATTGAAACCTCTGCCGATCTCGACTATTTTCCTCGCCGTTTTTTCAATGCTTTTTCGGTTGAGCGACATCGTCAGCCGATGCGTTGCCATCACTTCACCTCCGCAAGGTACATCCTCGTTTCGTTCAGCGATATGTCCATACGGCTGATGACGAACTTCTTGCCCTTGAACTGCACGAGCGTGCCTTCGTTGAACGGAAGGTCAGGCTCGGTGCTGGTCATAATACCGTCATATTCGGTGCTGATTCCGTAGTCACGAAGCCAGACGCCGCCCCGGTTGATCCGAATATTGATATCGAAGCTCTGCGCCTCTCCGTATTCGGGTATCCTCTGCCCGGTCTTGAGTCCGTTTGCGTCCGTCTCGTATGTGACATTCCCTGTCGGATTCTGATATGTGATGGTTTGCTTATTTTTACGCAAGTCTCGCATAGCTGACCACCGTCCTGTGAATGTAGTCCACCATGTCGGAATACTTGAAGTGCCTGTGCGTTCCGTTCTCAATGTGAACGGTCTGCCCTTCCGCGCCCATGATGCTGTAACCGGCGACCACTGCCTGTATCGACACACCGTCATATTCAGGGGGGAAGAAGAAATCCGTGGGAGGCTCGCCACGTTTGTGCCACAGCCAGCGCGTGATTTCTTCTTCTGCAAAACCGAGGTACTGTGCGAGTTCAGACTCGTCAGCGTCGGGTAGGTATAATCTTAAAATTTCGAGCTTCTCATCTGAACTCATGACAGTCACTCCTTCTTGGTTGTTGTAGTGCTCCTTTTGGGAGCGGGCTTTACATTCTCAACTACCAGACCAACGAAAAGCCCTTCCTTGGTCTGTTTTTCGGGTCTGTACTCGCTCATACTCAGGAATTAGCGGTAGCCGCTCTGTGCAGGTAGATGCCTGCGACCTTATTGGCTTCGACGAACATATCGTGATAGACCCTGTAGTCGAACTTCCATGCGTCAGCAACCTGGTTCTCATCGGGCGAGAAGATTCTCGGGAGAACATGCTTGACTGCGGGAACGACTGCGGACGGATGAACGATCATGAAGTTGATGGGATAGGAGGTGCTTGCAGGCACGATGAATCCGCCGGCTTCCTGTCCGCTCGTAGAACCGTCATAAAGCGTGATTGCGGTGTTGAACCTTGCCTTGGGCACTCTGACGACTCTCATTTCGTCGTACATCTCGATGATGTTCTGAACGCCGACTACGGAGTTATCGATGTAACGGGTGATTCTGCTTCTGAGTCCGTTGTATGCGAGCTCGCTGATGAACAGGATTCTGCCCTCTTCGGGGACTTCGTCATCGTTCATTGTCTGCTCTGCGGTTGCGATAAGTCCAGGAACATCGGTGGTTCCGACGGTGATGTCGGCTGCCGTGCCGGTGCTGATTCCGCTCCACCCGGCCATGGTGGCAAAACGATAGGCATCGATCTCAGGAACGACCTTGGTACGGATGAATTCTCCGACAAGAGTTCCGAAGGCCTGGTCAAGGGTCTCCTCATTGTCCATCCTGTCGACCATGAAGCTTCTGCCCCTGTCCTTTGAGAGGGTCAGCTTTTCCCATGTTCCGGTAACAGAGCCGGAAACGAATCCGCTGTTACGGCTGTAGTTACCAAGACCGTCCATGCTGGTCTTGAAGAGTTCTACCGCGTTTCCGCCGAGGAAGCGGATGTTGGAGTTCGCTCCTTCGAGGATAGCGGTCTTGCTTGCCTGCTTATATACCGCATCAAGGATGGGTAAATAACGCTCAGCAAGTGCGATTGAGTTAGGCATTTACTTTTCTCCTTTTAAAAACATTAATGTGTGACACCGAATGCTCTGAGGAGATTTGCGGTGTCCTGCTCTTTTATCTGCTGCGGATTGACGACTTCACTTGCCGACGGCTTCGGCTGTTTGTTCAGCGCTTCCGCTTCGAGCCTTTGTCTCTGAGTTTCCAGGAACACCTTCTGATTCGCGAAGAACGTATCCATATCGCCGTCCGTTATTGCCTCTGCGGACGAAGCAGCGAGTGCTTCATCATATCCGAGTGACAGATATGACGCTTTGTAGACCGAGATGGTCTTCTCTCTCTGAAGGGCAGCAAGCTGTTCCTGCATCGCCTTCGCACGTTCTTCCTGTTCGGCCTGCATCCGCTCCTGTTCCGTCTGTTTTTCACGGAGCTGACGCTTGTACTCCGCTGCCTCACTGTTAGCACGGGATACGGCTGTTTTTAATTTCCCTATCTGAGGGTCAACTGTCAAGAGCGGCTATCTTTTCCTCAGGGGTCATGTTTTCGTAGTTTTCGATCAAAGATGTATCCATTGTTACCTCACGTTTTTAGGACTTTCCTGTCCATGTATTTCAGTGCGTTTTAGAGACTTCCCTGTCTGAGTGTTATATGACAGCGGCAGTTGCAATTATTCTCGGCTGTCTGAAAGTCGCCCGGGAATCTGCCGTAATCACCATCGAATGTATAAAAGTTTGCTTCCAGCGGAACGGTCATGCCATCGATGTAGTAATGCGTGTCCCTCACCCGGTCATCCTCCATCGTATGCCATGTCTTCCACACGTCCTGTCTGCCTTTCGCTGAATCGTACACGCCCGTGTTGTACATGCGGTGCTTCTCCGTATCCAGCACCAGACCGATATCACTTCCTTCCCGGATGCGTTCTACCCATGTCCGTCCGTCAATGACGAGGTTCAGCGCATGGTCGAGGTCGAGCAGGTCGATGTCGAACGCCTCGTCATCGAGTCCCAGCTGTTTCCTTGCATCCTTCTGTCCGCTGATGTATGCGGATATCAGGTCGTTTTCTATATCTTCCTCGAGCACGGTAAGCTCATCAGCGCCAATAACCGCGGACATACTCACCTGTGCTCCTTCCGTTCTCGTTGGCTTCCTCCACGCGTGCTCCGCTTCCTTCGCCTCCGTCACCGCTCATCACCGCATCCGCAGCGGGCGCAGGCTCGGTGCTCTCCAGATAATCTTTGCTGAGCTCGATGTCCTTCAGCGGATCATTGCTCAGTCCGCTCCTCTCAAGCCATATCTGCGGGGCGAGTCCGAGGTCACGCATGTTGATCGCTGCCTGTGTCTTCACGAGGAGGTTGTTCATGTCGTTGCGCTCTATCCGAAGCTGGAAATCGCCCTCGTTCAGCGTGAAGCCCTTGCGTTTCTTCAGTATGCGGAGGAAGATGCGGTCGAACTGCTTGTTCGACTCGAGGAAATTATCTGTTTCGTTCCTTGCGTCCGTGTCAGCTACCGCCCATCCGTTACGGAGATATACCGCTCCGACGTTGTCGCTCGTTGAGCCGTAGTCCCTTCCGACCGTTGACGGCACGCCGCATTTCTCCAGTATCTGCTCGTACAGGCTGTCGAGGGTCGTCTGCGTCTGAGTCTGATTCAGCTCCTGGCTGAGTATCTTCACCTCGGCTTTGTTCTCTCCGACAGAATCGAAAAGTATCATGCCTCTCTGACGGATGGTGTTCGCGTCCTCGCCTTCGGGGAGCTGAATGTTCGTTCCTACGAACAGGCTCTGAATGAACTGCTCGACGCCGTCCACCCTGTTCGACTCCACGAGGTTGTATGTGTCCATCAGCGGAAGCGCCGCTTCGAACGCTCCCATGCGGTTGGTCTTGTATACGTACTCGATTATCGGTATCTCACCCAGCACGTTCGGCTCGACAGCCACCACGTCAATAGCCGTCCCTACGAACGGTGTGCGGTACATATTCGCTTCCACGATGGCGCCTTCGAGCGTTCCGCCCGACACTCTGAACACGTTATCCTTCGTGTACACGTCGAACATCATCTGCCCGTTGACCACGGCGCAGTGAACGCCCATCACAGGCTTGCCGTCCGCGCCGGCTGAGTACACCACGAACGCCTTCCTCGGGTCGATGCTGTGGACGAGCACAGGCACGTCATCGTCATCATTCGGTTCGACGTATATCACGCCGACGCCTACGGTGTGAAACCAGTCCACCGTGAGATTATCAACGTATCCCTTGCCGGACGCGTACAGATATTCGTTCAGCTCCTTGACCTTGTCGGTCACCGAGTCATCGTCCTTACGGCTGATGTAGAACGCCGGTTTCGTAAGGAAGTATCCGTTCTTGAACGTCACGACCTGTTCGGCTGTGTTTACCACCACCTTGTTGCATATCTCGGGACGGACTTCCTTCTTCCGTGCGAGTATCGGCTGGATGCCGCGTCTGTACCAGTACAGGTAGTCTTCAGCCTCAAGGTTCAGCACATGCCATGCAAGGGCGTCGTTAAGCACCCTCACCACGTTCTCGGCTGTGATGTCGGTCGAAGTCGTGTATATTTGAAAACGTCCATGTAAATTGATAGCCATAATATAAAAACAGCGAGGTACAGCATGAAGCCATACCTCGCCTCTCCTATCTCTTCAGTGTTCGTTTGATCTCTACTACCGTGACGCCTGTCGATTCGACCTTTATTTCCACGATGCCGTGATTATTCAGCACCGCGTTGACCTTCTCGCAGACATCCGGCATCTCTCGAATATCCATACTCAATTTTATGCACATTTAAGCGAATTTGTCAACCTTAAAACGGTCTGTTGACGACCCTTATGACCGTTCCGCCCATGTTCTGGACGAAATCTGCGAGCATCGCGACCGCATCGGGCACGTCATCGTGCTTATTTTTGCCCATGACAACGTATCCTGTGAGCATTTTCATAAAATTTCGATAATTTTCGTCCCATTTCTCGCTCTTGAACAGAAAATGCTCCTTCGCCCATGCGCTCGATACGATTATCCTCGTCTCCTTGTTCGTTACGGAGTACTTCGTGGTTATCTTGCACCGCCCTCCGCGCTCCTTCACCGCCATCTGCGTGTCTCTCGCGACCCTTCCGCCTGCCGAGTTGCTCTCAAACCGCGCCATCTGCACCCTGTGAGCCACCAGCTTCTCCGTCAGCTGCGGTTCGACCACCTCAGGAAGCGCATTCGAGCACACGCAGTCCTCGATGTAGAAGTCGTCTCCGTACCGATATGCTATCGGCATCACGCAGTAGTCCTTCCCCTTGTCCTTCGTGTCGCATACCGCCACTATCGCGTCCGGCTCTCTGTCGGGCAGATCGAAATAATATCTCAGCTCCTCTGCCGGGAACAGCAGACCTTCCCTCTCTATCGGCTCGTTCAGATACAGCGCACGCCAGCTCGCCTCGTCCATCGTCCTGTGGATGTCGTGGAGCGTCTTCGTTGAGTACGCGTACGGGAACAGGCTCTCCTCGTTCTCGTCCCACACCGGCAGTGCTATGCTCACCACCCTGGGGTCGCCCTCGTACTCGCTCTGTATCCGCCCTATCACGTCATGCACGCTCCACCGCGTCGCTATGTGCAGTTCCTTGCAGTGGTCGCCGTACTTCCTCTGCCTCAGGTCGGTCGTGTACAGCTGCCACTTCTTGTCGAGCCTCTCCACGCTCACTGCCTCCTCGATGCCCGTTATCAGGTCATCGCAGTACAACAGCTGTATCGCTCTCAGCTTACCGGCATTACCGCTGTCGGTCGACGTGAACTGGAACGTCGAGAACCTCTGCGCCTTGTCGATGTCTATCTTCAGGTTCTTCGCGTTCGTCCTCACGATCCGCCTCTCCGGGAACGCCTCGTGCCAGAGGTACTCCCCTTCGGCATCCAGTTCACGGAGCACCTCGCTGTACACGTCCTCAAGGAAGCTCTTGTTGTGGCTCGCCGTCAGTATCCCTTCCAGCGGATTCCGTCCAGCCAGCCACACGGTGTACATCACGCCAAGACCCGTCTTTCCGACCCCCGGAGCCATGCTCACGCACAGGATGTCTATCTCGTCATCTGCCAGCCTCTGAAGCTCCTTCACCACGCGGCCGAGCGACTTCCGTCTGGGTAAATAGAACTTCTGCTCCGTCGGTCGCTCCCACTCGGTGAATATCAGGAAGTCCTCGAACCACTCCCTCGCTCCCTCGCGGTAGCTCTGTTTCAGAATATCCCAGTGCTCTACCTTCGGTACAGCCCTGCGCCATTCCTCAACCGCTTCCCGTCCTATCA